GAACCTTGTCCAAAGATTTAGCCATAGTTTTAAAGTACTTATCTAATATTCTAGCAGCTTATTCTGGTTTGACCTCATTAGCGTTAGGCAGCACCTCACCCTGTACAAGAATATCCCTGAACTCCTCTCTATCAATGACTTGCTGATCGAATAGTGATGTTAAGGCTGTAATATCCTGTCCAATCAGTCTTTCGATGTCAAAGTCTCTGCTGATTTTAACTTCTGGTGGTTCGATTCCAACATACTCAGCCGAGAGGTTGAAAGCCTTTTGAAGTTTTTGTTCTAATTCCATAGATACCATTGCGAGCATGGAATTAGTGTCTACCCTATCCAGTCTCCTGGCATCTGCTGATTCAGCTACAAACTTCTGTTGTGATAATGTACTGATTCCTAACGTAGCCATTTGCATTTGTAGTTCTTTTATTTCGGCTGATTGAGCGTCAAAAGCACTCGAAGCTGGTTCTACATAGTAAATTTTATTACCTGGTTGTGTTGCCATTGCATAATTAACAGAAATAGCAAGATCTTTGGTCTGATCGTCATATCCTTCCATCACTAGCATTGGCTGTGATGCAACATGCAAACTATGTATTAAGTCTGCCTGTCTTTGGAAATGTGCAAGATTTAGATATGCGATGTCGAGTAGAGGTGGTTTACTAACTAAATTGTCTGTTTTACCAGAGTAAATAGTGACTAAGGGTATTTCGCCAAGAGAAAAACTACCAGATTCGACCTGCTTGTAATCTTTATCAGTTGTGGCTACTTCAAATTCACCCACAGAACTGTTATCGGAAACATCATACATTTCCTCTAATTGTTCTTTTTTACGGAATACTCTGTATCTACCTGGTTCGATTACTCTAATCTGATCGAATACCTGTTCTCCGAATTGACCGCTTGGTAGCACAGCCTTTTCAGCCAGTCTCACCTGTATCAAGTTGCCATAGTTAGCTTCTCTGTCTAATCGCCAACCGTAGAGATTGGTGGGATCTACTTCAATCCAATATGGTCTGCGATCTTGTGCTCGTTCTTCTGCTAGGCTTCTTGCTCCTGATGGTGCTGGATAATCTACAAGAATATGACTTTGACCATAAGTTAATGAACACATCAATACTCTTCTTGCGTATTCATCTAAATCTGACCTGCAACCATCAACATCCATTTTGAACATCTCAGTCCAATAAGGATCTCCTGTTAATGTTATTGGTTTACGAAGAACTAATCCTGTAGCTGCTCTTATTAATCTTTGTGTAAAAGGACTAAATACTGCTCTGTTTACTCTGGCGAGGTAAGCGTCATAATCTTCTCTAGGTTCTAGTGGTAGAAATGCCTCACTGTTTTGTCTTAGGTAGTCAGTTCCTTCGGTGACAGCTTTCATTATTTCCCACCCTTTCATCATGTCCAGAACTGCTCTGGTTCTAGTAAAAGGACTGTCATCTCCTCCTGCTGAAGTAGAGGATATTATGTTTGTTCGTATTGGGCCAGGAACAGCGTAAGTCATGTCAGCACCTCCATCTTCTTAATGCTAATGCCTTTCTAGTTGGTCTGCCTTTACTATCTTTCATTGGGCCTTTAACTCCCTTCATTCTCGCACAGAAACTCTTTCTTCTTGCTGCTCTTTTTCCTATTGGATTCTTTTCCGTTACTGGTGCTTTTAAGTTGCTTCCTGTAGCTCTGTTATATTTTGCTCGTCCTTTAGCAGTCAGTCCTCCCTTCTTGGACTTTTCTCCTCTTCCTACTGATAAACTGACTCCTTTTTTACGTGGCATTACTTTCCTACTTTAGCTTGTGCCTTTTTATGTGCTTGGGTAAAAGTATCTCCTGCTCTCATACGTCTTTTCATAAACTCCATGTGTTTATCACTATGGTGCTCTGAGTGCTCTTTTAACTTATTCTTTTGACGAGTTGTTAGTTTCATCTCTTTTTCCTCTTTTTCTTTTTGGAACGTAACTTTTTAAGATCAGCAGATGTGATCTTATCCTTTGGTGGAGCAACAGCAGCTAATTTGCGTTGCTTAGGAGAGTAAGAGCCTTTAGGCATTATGCAGCGTTGGTGATAGCACCAGAAGTCTGGAAACTTACACTTACTGTCTCAAGATCACCTGTTGCAGCAGATAGTGTTGTTCCCGTGACAATGCCACTAAAACTTACTTTTTTACTTCCAGATGTATCTAAAAATAATTCAAATTGTGCATCTGCTGGATCTTCTGCTGTTAATACATCAGCCAATAAGTTTGCAGTTTCATTACCACTGGCTGCTGTGTATAGAAAATCTACAGACCCCGTTCCAGAGATAAGGCCACCTACGAAAGATCTTGATGTTGCCCCGTGTGCTGTTACATCTAAGGTATCTTTTGATATGTCCAGTGACCAGCTTGTTGTAGAAACTATTGCTTCTGTTGTTCCAGATCCGTTTTTAAACTTAACAGAACCTTCTTCTCCACGAAAAAATGCCATTGTCCTAAGAAAAAAGAGTATTTAAGATTAGTTTAACTTGTTGTTGACTTTTTTACAGTACCTTTACTGTTATTTCGCATATATTGTTCACATCTGGGGTCCCAGAGGGCAGGATTTCGCTTGCCTTTGACTTTTTCGATGATATCGAGCATTTCTGGTGTAATTTCAGTCATTTTTTACTCCTTTTGGTAACTTTTTTACGTCTATGTTGGTATGTTATCTTCTTGCTGCCTGTTTTCTCACGTTTAAAACGTGCTTTTTCAGCACTTGACATCTCAGAGGCAGTCTTAGGTGTCTTACTTGAGACACGTTTGCTGGGTCTACAGGCAGGGTAGCCTCGTTTTTCTCCTTTTGAACGTCCACAAGGTTTGCCAGTTTTGACATCTACCCATTTTTCCTTGAACCAACGGGTAAGACCGCCACTACTTCTTGCCACGTTTCTTTGCCTCGGTGCGATATGTACCGCCACGCTTTTTGTACTCTCGTACCAGCCAAGCGTTTGCGTAAGCAGAAGGGTAAACTTTGAATTTACGTTTAGCTTCTGCCTTTACTCGTGAGTATAACGCTTTATTAACAGGTACATTCATGTCTCTTCTTACCTCCCTTCTTCTTTTTCTTCTTTTTCTTGGTAGTTGACATTCCGTAGGCCATAAGCAAAAAGGGTATCTTAGTATATTCTAAACCCAGTTTGGCCTAAAGACTCAGGTTTTACAAGATTGAATTGCTGTAAACATAAATATCCGAAAGCATCAAAAGCGTGATCCACCCCTAAATTCTTGTTAGGCAGTCCTGTGTTGGGGGCATAGGTTAGTGTTCTGAGTGCTTTTATTAATTCTTTACATCTTGGGTTAATTATTGTGCGTCTTTCTTCGGCTGCATCAAATAGTGCAGTGTTTACGCAGGTTATCTTATCTCTTATTTTCCAGGGAGATCTGGGGGAGGATACGGTGAAACCGCTTCTGCGGAGGATGTTGTGGTCAGTTGATCCCACTCCTGATGTTTTTCGGGCTGCACCTGTGGGGTCTGGGCAAGCAATTATTCGTCTGTCCACTCCGTAGCGGTTCATTACTTCCTCGGTAAAATCCCAGGTTGTTGCTCCTCCTGTAAGAATTATTTCATCAAAGACGTATAAATATT